GTAGGTGTGCCAAGTTCAACATGTCTTAGTTGTACAAAAACTTTTGCTTGTGGATCTTTTGATGCAAAGAATACATCAAATGATGTTAAATATGCTCCTGTCTCATCTACTGTAAATGTCTGAGCTAGGGGATCCATGTCAGGAGCTTCAATGAATTGTCTTTCAGTACTAGTCGATGTACTTGAGAAATTTTGGAACTCATTTGGTCTCACTCCTTGTGGAGCAGGTGGATTTCTTAAATCAACTGTTGAAGTATTTTGTGTAACAACAGTTCCAGTCCCTAAGAACGTACCAGAAGCGTCACTAGCGAGTGCTGTTTGACCTGGTATTGGAATCACACCTTCTGATGCTGCTGTGAGTCTGAAGGTCTTTGATCCCGTTCTAAAGATAACTGGAGGTTGTGGAACTGCATTAGCATCTCTAAAGAAGAATGATCCAATAATATCTCCCCAATTATCTGAAAATAGATCAATACTAGAAACAGTTGCAACCGCACCACTAGTCTCACCTATTACAGTTGCTCCTTTTACAATATATCCAAAGTACTCCTCTAAATTACCGAGAGCAGTAACATCAACATTCAATAATTGAGATGTAGCAGAATATGTAGAGGATGGGGCAGGTCTTTCCCTATTAAATGGATCAACTTCATACTCTTCAACTAATACTGCAGGTGCTCCTAAACCAGCACCTACATCTGGACGATTAGCATCACCAAATTTATGATTAGGTCTTTGTATTCTAATGTATCCAATCTGTTCTCCATTTAATTCAATTCTTGCGTTCTCGAATATTATGAAAGAACCAGTTGACATATTAATTTCAATTAACTTAGGTACAATATCAGGAACTCCGTTATCTAAGTAGTGAAAATGTTTTGTAAATGCTTTTAGACCATTTGCAGCGAAATAAACATTTCTAGATCTCATGAATGGATCTACTTGCGAATCAACTTTAACATCCTCAATATATGAAAATTCCTTAGAAGGACCTTCTAATACATTTTGGAATGCAATTTCAGTTGTTGTAGTAGTTGTAGTTGTTGCAGTGTGACCTACCCATCCTGAATCATCATTATTTTGTCGAGTATCAAAATGTTCAATATCAGTTTCTGAAGTAACTGTTGTATTAACAACATTCGATTGTTCAACCCATCTAGCACCTGTAGATTCTGTTCTTTCATTATCAATATAAACTGTTCTCGTCCAGTTATCTGCAGGTGGATCAATTGTTATTGCACCAGCAAAAACTAAAACGTTAAATGGATTAATATTTTCAACTTCTGTTGCGTGTGGATTATCTAACCAATCTACCTCATCATATGCCAGTGTGATTATATCACCAGTTTTTTGGCAATTAGGATCTAGTAATTTTAGATTAGAATTAAGATCAGCTGTCGCAACATCAATCGCAGGATCAAGAGCACTCTCTGCTTTTATTGACCAAAAATCAACTGCACTTATCAATTCACGATTGAATGTATCAACATCACATCTTGAACCTTCCTCTGGATCAAAATTTATAAAACTTCTATCTTTAAAGTTATTAACTGCAAATCCTGTCTTAAATCTATCCAATCCATCAGCATCTCTTACTTGGAATGATTTAGTATCAAGTTCAAGGGCATTTAATGATGTTGTAGTTTCAAGATTGATAATTCTTTTTTCAAGAGCACTGATATCTCTCATCGTAAATCTACGATTATCCTGCATCTTGATATTTGGTTGATTATCAGTATCGTAAAGATATGGAGGAAGTTCAATCTTAGCAATCTCCATTGAATCTCCAAGTTCAGTAGGAGGAACAGGATTTTCTGATGATTCGCCTTTTATTAGTTTGACTTCTGCGAATTGATTAATAACGAGTTTATCAATTCTTGGAAGATAAAAACTATATCCAAGAATTGCACTCTCATCAGGTGTAATTACATATTGAACTTCAGATATGAATTTACGATTTGAAAATGCAAATGGAGATCCAGTTGTAGATGCTAAATCAAAATCTTGCACTCTAGGTCTAAAATCTAATATATCACTCGCTCTATTCAGACCAACTTGTGGTATATCTTTACTATATCTATCAGATGTATATGAATTAACAGAGAATATATCTCCATTTATACCAGTTGCAACTTCATATTTGTCAAATATAACTAATAATTTTTTTGATGGGACTGCTGAATTTGCTTTTCTAACTATTTTTGAGTAATCACAATATTGCTCTTTATGACCTTTATTCAATATAAAGTTAGTAGTTCTATCAACATAATTACCAGTTGTAACATTTTGGGATATTGTTTGTATTCCTGATTCGTCAAAAACAACTAACTCACCGACAATGAATTTATTTGCATTAAGATTAACAAAACTTATAGTATTTGAGGTTCTTGAAACAATCTGCCCAATAGCACGACTTTCTTGACCAATAACTTTTTCACCAATTATAGCGTTAGTATCAAGATTTAATCCACTTATAAATGTGAGTTTATCTAAAACAGGTGTAGATTTATTTTTTGACTCATAAATTGCTACAATATTTACTACATCAGGAGTATTAAGTGATATTTCTTCATCTTCTACTCTTAATCCATATCTAGATGAACCCACTAAATTACTTGTCTCTGTTGATATACCAGTGCTTCTTGTTATTTCTAATTGCTGACTTCTAGAAAAAACTTTTGTTTTACTTGTAATGCCTATCTTTTTCAGAGTAACATTTACTGTTGCATTACCACTTGACTGAGATAAACCACTGAAAACAATATTATTACCGTTATTTGTAATTGTAACTTGACTAGACTTCAAAGGTTCTGTTGTTCCATCAGTGTAATGAATTGAATATTTTTCTGCATCAAATGGTTCAAAGAAAGCACTCGTAATACCAACAGTTGCAGCTAAACCAACTTGTGAGGAAAGTGTGATTTTACCACTACTAATATTTTGATTAAGTAGTTGTTTAGATATTATAATATTAGAATTAGATGTATCAATAATAGATACGTTTCTTTTTGGAAGTCTTGAGTATAAACCACCTCTAGTCAAATTTGTAATTCTTGGAGATTTTACTCTAAATGTTGAATTTGTAGAGATTCCAGCAGCAAGGATACTACCATTATTAACGCCAGTTACACCTACCCCTAAAGGTGATAAAGTTAATGTTTGACCATCAGGTGATATATTACTTACAACATTAAATACAGGATCATTAAATGTACCATGCTTATAAGCAATAATCGCATCAGTTTTAATTCCAACTTTACCGCTAAATCTTCGACCAGAAACTGTTGCAGTATTTGTACTGGAACCACCTAAAATTGAAAGATTGTCAGTGAATGAAAAATTAGGTAACACACGATCATAAAGAACAGCATCTGCAGCAAAATCTGATGCTAAATTACCAACAACTTTAGATTGTCGAACAGATTTAATATCATCAACAGTATATGCATTTATTGATGATATTGAGAGTGAGATGTTGCTTTCTTTTTCATCAACTATTAGTTGCTCACCTTCAACAAATGTTCCAGTAGTTTCTGTTAGAGAAATTTCACCAGTATTTGGTAATTCTCTTACAAATCCGATAGCACCAGTTGATAATCCTCTGACTCTTGAACCTAATGCAATTTGACTAGTATCGGAAACCTTTAATATTGTAAATGTCTGTATATCATATAAATGCAAATCAAACTCTGTTGTACTGCCACTGTAAATGGCATCTGAAGCACCAAATGAATAAACCCTTGCACTACCAATTTTTACTCCACCAACAGTTGAACTATTTGTGGTAGTTCTTCTACCACTGTGTAGATTTACAACGTTATTATTAGTTCCACCTAAACTAATATATGGAGTTCCAAAAATATTATTTACTTTAAGATTACTACCTAGACTAAAAGATACAGATGATGCTCCAACTTGTTTAACATCTCTTGGTTTTTCTACATCAGAAACTGTAGTTCCTGGTAAAAATACATCAAATCCTCTTACATATGCTTTTCCTGGTGATAATTTAACACACATCAGATCATCTGAAGGAGTATTACCTTGATCTGTTAGTTGATTAGATGTGTATAAACCTTTTGATCCAATCTCGTCATTTAGTGAGTTCTGGGTATTGACACGAAATGGTTCAACTGCATAGTTACCTGACTCATCAAATGTTCTTTTTGCAAAATATTTTTTGATTTCTGAATATACTGATGCATTTTGTAATTTCTTTGTCTCACCTTCTCTTACTCTGAATAATTCTACAAAATTTGTATCATTAAAATCTTGTAATGATTTTTTAGATAATTTAACTGATATCTTAAACCTATCAGCACCTGGTGCAGCAAAGTTTGTAAATCCCTTTGCATTATCATAAAGTGATTCATCATCATTTGCATTTACAACTTCCTCTATAATCTCAAAACCAACTCTATAAGATGGTTGATTTGAATATGGTTCAAGGATAATAAGAGATGTAGGTACATCTACAAATACTCCTCTCATGAAATAAACACCCTTACTAACACCTAAAGCAGAACCAGTTGCCGATGCACTCTCAGATACTAATGTTAATATTGTCTCATTTACATTTAATGTAGTGTTACCATAAGTAAAATTTTCCTCTAATATTAATATTTCACCATCAGGGAAAGCAACACTCTCACCATCATTACCAGATTGATTATATTTTACAAAAATTGTTATTTCATCAACACCCTCTGTGGGTGGTAATATAAAATTCTTTATAGTTGCAACAATACCTGAACTTTGACCTCTTACTCTTGTTCCTTTACCATTATTATTCGATATAATTTCGTTTAAGTATACAGAAACATCAATGCCTAAATGTGCTGGATTAACTTTAACAGAAAAATATGTTGGATCATACTCAATACCACCAGGTATGACCATTGATCCTTCTTTGAATATATGTTTTCCAAAAGATTCAACTTGATTTTGCAGTAAGGATTGTAACCCAGTCAGTTCCCTTGCTTGGACTGGATGACCTGGTCGAAATAAAATCTTATAGAAATTTTTCGCCTTATCAAAATCATCATAATAAGGATTGATATTTAAATTTGTCTTTTGTGGCATTGTTAGAATTCGAGTATGATTTTAATGTCTTCCTTTTGACGAGAGTTTCTCACGATTTGTGGTCTATTATCTAAATAGATAATTTCTCCTGACCCTTTATTTATCTCAGATTCAGACAACCCTGCATTAAAATTAGTTCCCAAATTAATTAACTTATTTCCAGTTGGGTTGGTTGTGATGCCTGAAAAATTCACTGATATTGAACCAGAGAAACTAGAATTTTTTCCCTCAATATCATTTGCTGTATTTGAAGACTCAAATTGATATATTCTACCTATGGTAGAAATACCTGTGTAATCAGTTTGATCATATGATGTTTTATTAAAGTGTAAAGAACGATCTCTAAAATATTTTAATACTTTAGTTTCTTTATCAAATGAAGCAACAAATCCAGTTGCTACTTTCCCTACATTCGGTGATAATGTCAGAACTTGATTTATCTCTTCACCAACCTCTGGTGTTCCACTCACTGTTGAAAGTTTAACAGCCTGTAAAGATGAATAAGTAGTATCTGTGTAAGTTAAATCTGTACCAACCTTTGTAGGATTCTTAACAACTCCCACTTGTGCAAATTTTGTATCAATAGGGAAATCTTTTGTTGAATCATCAAATCTTGCATAAATTATTACTTTATCAGTGCCAAGTTCAGAATAAACATCAGCACCATGTCCCAAACCAGGTGGAATGATTGGGATTAATTTTGCTCTACCTGTTGCACTTACATTACTATTCAGAGTTCCTAAATCAACTAATGCATAAGTATAACCCTTTCCACCAGCACTTACAGTTGCCTTAGTAATTTTTCCACTTACAACGTCGATTCTTGCTTTTGCACCGCTACCATCACCAATTATATCAACCTCTTGACCCAATCCATTTGCATAACCAGTTCCAGCATTTTCAATGTAAATGTGCTTCAATTGATTATTATTTACATTAGAATTACCATTTTCTCTTACTGATCTTATCTGAGCATCAGTGCTTGTGTCCCAATTATTAGGAACAGTAATAAACTCTGTTGAATCAAATTTGATTATGTCACTAGGTGAAACTGTAAATAGGTACTTCCAAAGATATCCATCACCACTATTTCCTGCTTTTGATGGTTCTAAATCCGTAAAAGTTGGTTCATCCTGAGAAACATTACCTAGAACATTAGTACCTGTAGATCCATTATCAATACAAACATATACCTTAAAATCAGAATTAAGAACATAATAGTTTGCATCATATAATCTATTCGCTTTTGTTAGCGGACTTTGATTACTCGCACTGTAATCATCTCTATAAATTTCATATCTTGATCCTGAAGTCCAATCTACTCTTCTTATAATTCTTCTTATATTTGCAGATGATATTTTTTTACCAAACATCATAGTGTCACCAGAATGAGCACGATATGAAAAACTATCAATAGGTGCTGGTGTTTTACTACTTGTATTCCAATCTGAAGTTCTACCAAACCCTACAAGACCAGATGGAGAACCTGCAGGATTAGACAACCCTATAAAAACATAGTAAGAATTATTTGTATTTTCGACTGATTCTACAAAATTATTTGCGTTCAGGATTCTAAACTG